GAACCCAACTATGGACGACCGGAGCGCAAGCTCCCTAAGAAGTAGCGGCTCGATGAAACGTCAAATTATTCAAGTGTAAGCTTGGATATAAACGCCCTTTAAATATTAAAAAAAATGGCACAATTTAATTTAGAAACCTTTTTTGCTTCCGCTAAACAATTTAGAGGTGGCAAGTTCGTATGGTGGAAGGACGCCAATCACGAGGAACGTTCCAACGTCCTCTATGGCTCTACCATTGCAAACCCGTATAAGGGTTTTGGCTATGCTTTTGCGGCTGACTTGTACGAATACAGATTGTGGAAACCCGGTTTCCTTCTGAAAACGTTTAAGGTGGCAAAGGCTACGAAGGCTGGTACAGACACTACTTTATATGTAGATGGTTCTGGCTATTCTCACATTCCCGAAGTAGGCAATGTACTTATGAAAGCTCCCGATACAGTTGAAACTGCGGGACAGTCTGGTAAGGTTATATCTGTTGAGTTCGATGAAAAGAACAAGCAGTTTATTCTTACTGTTGACACTGCAATCGGTGCTCTGACTACTGATGATATTTTGGTTGAAGCTGCTGATAAAAAAGGTGATGTTGCAACTGCTGCTGCTACCGACGCTACTGTGTTGGTTAAAAACCCGAATACCTTCATCGAAGTAGATACACAGTTTGCTCCGACTGATGGTCGCTGGGGAGTTACTAATGTTCAGCACAACATCAACACTGTTTATGGCAAGCGTGCATTTGTTGAACGTATGCAACCGCTTCCGAAGTATGTATTGGCTAAGAACCGCAACTACATTGAAGGTGTATTTGAAATCTAAAGGAAAGGAGTAGAATTATGGCAAACGCATATAAATATCAATTTAATCCCGACGAGTTAGTAAGCCAACTCTATCAAAGAGGCTTGGTAAACTCTGACGGTACGAGCGCATTTATTCAGACGCTCATTGACGAGAAAATCGTCATGGATGCAAACCAGTTCTTCTGGCAGGAACACTTTACTGTTGATGGTGGCAAGTACCCTATTGACATGAGCCGCCCGAAGCTTGACCCTGCTTATACTATCTATAATGTTACTCGCCGCCCCGTTCCGATGGCTGATGCAATGACACCGTTGAGTGAAGTTGCTCAGATGGATAACGAAGGCTGGGAACAGAGAACTGGTACTATCCCTCAGTTCGGTAAAGGCTTGTTTGAAACTTCTCTTTCAAAAGAGGAATTGAAAGCACGCTTGAATGAACTTGGTGAAGCTAATGCTACTTTGTTGGAAGGTTATGTACGTGGTGTTGCTGACTTGATTAAGACACACAACTACCGTCTTTCTAACATTGCCGCACAAGCTTTGTCTAAGGGAGGTCAGTACAGCAATGCTGATTCTCGTGGTATGTCCGGTGTCGTACATGAGTTCCCGAAGTATGTGCCTACTGAAAACTTTGTTAAGGCTGGTAAGCAAGTATGGACGGACGCAGAAGCTAACATTCCGGAACAAATGGCAAAGATTGAGAAAGATTTCCGTGACCGTACCGGATTCACTGGTACAATGGAATGGGATTTGCCGTATGACATGGTTATCACTCACTTGCTGAACAACAAATACTTCAAGGAAGAAGTTAACCGTTGGATTCGCTTGTATGCGCCCGACAAGGTTATTGTTGTAACCAATGGTGCTTCCGGCATTGATACTAACATCATTTCTTGGGAGCAGCTTATTCAGTATTCTCGTTCTTCTGTATCTAAGATTTCTCCTATCCGCATTGTGAAAGAGGAACAAGTGGTACAAGACATCAAAACGATTAAGACTGTACAAGGCTGGAAGTCGGGTGTAGCAGTTCTGCGTCCTATTGGCTTTGCTGGTAAGGTTGTTCATTCTGATGTTGCCGATGTTATCTTGTTGCAGCGTGAAGCAAACAAGACGATTGACTATTCAATCGCTTCTGCACAGAATGACTTGATTTATATTATCAACAAGGTAGTTCCTAACGGTATCTACAAGGCATATCATACTGATGCTATCGGTCGTTATATGCCAGTGCTGACCGAGTTTATGGAACACATTGTTGTTGATACTACGTCTGCTGGTTCTTAAACTTGGAGGGTTATATATGACTATACTTGAATGGCTTTCTTCATCTTGTCGGTATTCGTTTGAGGAGAATACATTTATGAGAATTGCTCTTGACCGCGGCATTACAGATGTAAACGAGGATGCTATGACGTTGACCCAAGAACAAAAGGATTTAATGACTGCCGATATAATATTTACCGCAGTGTTGTTAAGCCCTTCAAGTACAGCATCTCAATCTGCCTCTCATAATAACTTCCAGCGTACAGTAGGTTCAGAGACGGACATCTATCAGAGTAATAAAATCAGTTATGCTTTGGGCATATATAAGAGATACAATGACCCGAATTACGAGGTTCTTATCTCTGCTCGCCCAAAGATTAAACTTTTGAAAATTATAGATGTGATATGATTTCATTCAGTGACATAGAAGAATTTCCTTTTTCGGGACGTATATATAGAATCATCGAAAGCTCTATGGGTGACGATGAAGAAAATACTGTCTATGAAGGAGTAATGGACGTAAATCTCTCTGTTGCTGAATCCGGTTCGACTGCTCAGACAAGCGACTACGTTGTTTCTATTCCTTTGATAAAAGGAGAAGACGGGAAGTACATTAATCCGGTACGTAATGAGGACTGGATAGAATGTGATGTTATGGGAGAGCAAATTAAGATGCAAGTTGATAACAGCATACCTTCGATGTTAGGTGCTATAACTATATATGCAAATAGAAAGGGTGGATGGCGATAAAAGTAAAAGTTGATTTGAGTGGTTTGAAAAGAGTTCGGCAAGAACTGTTTGATAGACTTGCTGGCGAGCAAACCCAGCGACTAATAGCCTATGCACCCGAATTGTTGAAGAAAGCATATTCTGAAAGCGGATTTACCGACCAGACTTACAACTTGGCTGATAGTTATATTTGGGCTGTGTTCTATCAAGGCAATTTGCAGGGGAGCGGCTACTTATATCCGTATCAGATGGCAACTAACAACTCAAAGTATCATGGCAAGCAGATAGATGGAAGAAAGCTTGCTGACGAGTTCTTGGCAAACTATACTCCTGCCACTTATATAGGATGGGATTTGGTGCTGGCAGCAACAGTGCCTTATGCTCCTATATTGGAAGGAGGGAATGCCGGAAATCCAAGACGAAGGTTTGAGGTGTTATCAACCATATATGACGATATTAAGGAAGATTTTGCAGGGAAGGCAACTGTTAAAACAATAGGGATATGAGCGTTCCGTTTCAAGAAAAAGTAATTGGTGAAAGATTATATCAAGTAATCAATAGAGGTGTAGTGGGGACACCATCAAGGATATATGAATATCCTTGTAAACAAATCCCATGAGCGTAATAGATGCAAGGCGAATGCCGATATACCAATATGTTTACTCTCTCTTCATAGATAAGGTTACAAAGTACATCTATCCGATGGAAATGCCTACCAAGCTGGAAGAAGAGATAAACGCTGGCGGTTTCATGGTTATCCGTCTGGGAGAAATTAAGGATAAGAGCCAATTCAACTTGAATGCTTTTGCAAGTGTTCGGGTAACAGTTGAGATGTATATCCCTCCCAAAACAAGAGGTCGGCTTGACACTACCTTGCTTCAAAAGTATGAAACAAGCATATCCGATATTGTGAATGCAGAAGTTGAGAAAGCCGGAGGAAAATACGACATATCAACTGACGGTATATTGTCAACTGATGATATATATAATGAGAGCGACAATCTGTTCTTCATGTATATTAAATCATTTATGGTACTAATAAAGTAAAAATTAACCCAACCGATGGCGCATCGGGGATTGGACGGTGAGAACCCAACTATGGACGACCGGAGCACAAGCTCCCTAAGAAGTAGCGGCTCGATGAAACGTCAAGTGTTCCATAAGGACATGAACGCCTCATTTATAATCAATATAAATAATAATTTAAAAATTAGACGAGATGGCTACACAAGATTTGTTGACTTACAAATGTAAGTCTTTAGGCTATGCGGAAGTCGGGGCTGGTGCAGAAGCTTCTTATACTCCTCTTATGGGTGTGTTGGAAGGTTTGTCTATCAGTCAAGAAACCGCAAGTGAAAGTGCTATTAACGGTGAGTTCTATGATACTCCGCTTGATAGCGTGGGTACACTTGGTTCTTACAAGATTGAATTTGACTTGGTTAAGTACAAACCGGAAGAGATTGCCGCTATGGAAGGCGGTAAGTTTACCTCTTCTACTGGCATGTACACAATGCCTTCTTCATTCACCAACGTTTACAAGCAGTTCAAGTTAGAGTTCTACAATGGTATTGACTACATTGTTATTTACAAAGGTAAGATTGCTACCAATTGGGACGGTACTGATTTGAAAACTGCTCCGTTGAAACTGCACATTGCTATCACTGCTTTGGTTGATGATGATGGCAAGACGGTCGAGATGAAGATGGCTGAACCTGGTGGAGGCTAAGACCCATTATAAATCAAGAGAAAGGGCAGTGGCTTGTTTGCTGCTGCCCTTTTTTCTTTAATGCACAAATGACAATGGAAGAAAAGGATTTGATTATACCGGACGAGCTAAAGAGGGAAATATCAGAGATTATGACTGACAATCCTACGCTTGTCAAGTTAGGAGATAAGCAGTATAAGGTGCATCGGTTGAGGGCATACTCATACCAGCGTATTTTCCAATTAGCGTTGAAATTACAAAAGGAAGAGGATATTAAGGATGATAAGAGCATGATGTACGCTCTATGTACAGACTTGGACGTAAGTTCCGAGATTGTAGCAATCATTCTTGTTAATCACCTCTTCTCACCAGATGATATAACCGATTATGCGAGTGCGATAGAAGTTATGAGCAGAAATGACAAACTGATAGCTTTTATGAAGGCTCGTATTCTCAACTCCGTATTTGAGCCTGCTCAATGGGCGGCAATCATTATTGAGGCAATAAACAGCATCGACTTATCACCGGTTTTTACGGTGCTCATATCGGGGAAGGCTCTTATGGTTTCGCAGACGAATATGAGGAAGAAGGTAGCGGAACAATTAACATTATGGCGGCAAGCCAAATCGGAGATTTAGGTGATTTCATACGTAGCTTTCCGCAGTTTACGTATGACGATTATCTTTATAGATTGTCTATGGCACAAGTTCTTTTCTTGACAGTAGACAGCACCCATATCAAGTATTTGCGTGGCAAAGATAAAGAGATATGGGAGAAGTTTTGGAAACGACGTAAAAGTGATAGAAGTGAGTTGCAAGCGCCTAAGCGTAGTGTGTTAGATACTATACCAAGAATCAAGTAAAAAGTAGCAGCGATGGCAGACAATAAAGATGTAGTTATTAGTGCTTCAATGTCTGATAATGACTTGTTATCAAGCATTGATGAAACTCTAAAGAAGACGGAAAAGCGTCTGGAAGATTTCACCAACAAGTTGGAAGGTAAGTTGGCGAGTGTGGAGGGCTTTGCCGACCAATTGGGTAAGAATATTGGTAAGGGCTTAGTTGATGGCTTTAACCAGCAAATCCGTCCTTTGGAAACGAAGATTTCCGAGTTGGAAGCCAAGCTTAAAAGTTTGGGGGCAACTAATATTGCACAAGGTAATACTGCTGCCACGCAAGCTGCTACCACGACTGTATCTGTAGACATTAATTCTATGAACCAAGCCTTGCAAGTTGCCAATAATTTGCGAGAAGTATTTTCTAAAATACAAGGAAACACTACTCGTATTAAGAATAATATGGAGCAATTGGCTACTGTTAAAACTGATGTGCAAGAGGCAAGAATTAATGTTCACGTTGCTCAAAGGGAGAAGCTACTTCAAAGAGAAATATTGCTCCGGCAGCAGACTGCCAACTTAGCAGCAAGAATAGCAAGAGAAGAGGAGAAGAGTAGAATATCACAAGGAGGTCAAAGCTACGAAAAGGCTATGGCTATGGGCAATAAGTCAATCCAAGAAAGAATTGAAAAGCTGAAAGCCTTGCAGATTGTACAACGTAATCTCTCCACAGATGATGCTAATTATGCTGCAAAACTTGCTACTGTAAATAAGGAAATGGCAAGTTTGAAAAAAGCAAATGCTGATGCTATCTCCTCTGGTGTTCAGCTTCAAAAGGTAAATAGCGGATTGATGGAATCCTTCAAGAACTTAGGTAAAAGAGTTCTCTTCTATGCTGGTTTAGGAGCTATCACGGGATTTGTAAAAAGTCTTATGGACGTTAGAGGTCAGTATGAATTGCTTGAACGTTCAATCGGTGCTGTACTTAATGACTTTGAAAAAGGTTCTCAGATATTCCGGGAACAACAGACTTTAGCTCTTAAATCTCCATTTACCGTAATAGACTTGGCAAGTACAACAAAAATGCTTGCTGCCTATAACTTTGAAGCAGAAGAACTTGTAGATGTTTCAAAACGTATTGCAGATATTAGTGCCGCTCTTGGTGTACCAATGGAACGTTTGACTTACAACTTAGGTCAGATTAGGGCACAGACTGTACTTACAGCAAGGGATGCTCGTGACTTTGCCAATGCTGGTCTTTCTATAACTTCTGAACTTGCCAAGATGTACACTGAGCAGGAACAAAGAATTGTTTCAGTAGGTGATGTCATGGATAGAATGTCTAATAAGATGGTTTCCTTCACTGATGTAATGAAAGTCTTAAACCGTTATACAGATGAAGGTGGCATGTTCTACGACTTTCAAGCTAAGCAGGCTGAAACGTTAGCTGGTAAATTATCAAATTTGACTGATGCTTACGATTTTATGTTAAATGAAATAGGTAAGGAGCATCAAGGGATATTGACGGGAAGTATATCTGTAGTACAGATATTATTTGAAAATTGGCGCGCTGTATCTTCTACATTGACTGTAGTCATATCGACAATAGGAGCTTATAAGGCAATGCAAGCCTTAGCTAATATAGAAACGTTAAACGGAACAAGATTAACAATTAAACAAACTCTTGCAGAAGTAGCCAGAGCGAGGGCAACACAAGGAACTGCTGCCGCTACACTTGCTGCTGCAAGAGCACAAGGCGTATTGAATAGGGCATTAGCTTTTGTAGCTGCTAATCCATACGCTGCTGTAGCTGCTGGCGCTGTAGCTTTATTAACTACTTTTGCTATCTTATTACCTAAAGCTAAGAGTGTAGAGGAGCAAATAGAAGGACTTGACGAAGCAAGCACACATTTGAAGAAGTCTTTTGAAAATCTTTCAAATGTTGAAGACCTTATTTCTCAATATGACAATTTACAAAAGACAATACGTACAACCCAAGAAACAATAGATGCCTATGCCGATTCTTCTGAAAAATCTGCAAAGAACAACAAAGATTTAGAAACTGCTGTAAATTCTAATAAAGAAGCTCATAACCAATTAGATAAGGTAATGAGTAAGTTGGTAGATGCTACTACTCCTGCCATTATTTCAAAAATGAATGAATATGGTAAGATATTAGGTATTAATACTAAAGCTGCAAGAGAATTTGCGGAAGCATTAAGTCAGTCTAACATAAAAGGTACGGAGCAACAACTGTCTGAACTTGAAAAGAGAAGGGACCAATTAATTACAGATATAGCTAAACAATCCCAATTATATAATAAAGGGCTTGTTGAAGTTGTAGCTGGAATGGCTGGTGAGATTTATACTCGTCCGGCTTCTGAAAAGGAAGAGAAAGCTGCATTTGAGAATTTGCAGAAAATGCAAAAAGAGTTAGCTTCTATAAACGCTTCCATTCAAAAAGCTAATGATAGCTTGTCTGGGCTTAAAGAACCTACTGACGATGAAACAAAAGCCTTATCTAAATGGCAGGCTATTGTAGATGATATTACATCTAAAAATGAAAGGATAGGCAATATCTTTAAGTTCAAAGAGGACGAAGGTATATTTGATTATACAGACCGTCTAAAGAAAGAGTACAAGGAATTAAAGAAGCAAGAAGACTTAATCAATGAGGGATTATTAGTTGATGATGAATCAAAAGAATGGACGCAACAGCGAATTAAGATGGTTCGTGAGATTGCTAATTCTTTAAGGATAAATCTTACTTCCCAAAAGGATTTGAATAAATCCAAAAAGGAGGAAATGGATTTGCTGAAACAACAGATTAAGTTGGTAGATGATATTCAGAAGAAGTTCTTGCAGCTTGTGAAAGACACTGGCAATATAACCTATGCTACCGAAAAAGTGAAGGAAGCTTACCAAGACTTATTCGACAATGCGTTTAAGGGTGTCAGTGTTGATATTAACGACTTGATTACCTTTGATAAAGGTAGTGCTCCAAAGTTCTATAATAAGATAGCTGAAACCCTCAAATCGCCAGAAGCTAAACAGTTGGTTGCCGGGAAGAAGGCACAAAGTGAGATTGAATATTCTATCTCTATTAACTCTGCAAGTGTTGCTTTGGCAAAACGCAAGATTGAGGGAATGTTTCAAGGCTACGAACTGGAATTGGATATTGAAGGTGCTGGGCAATTTGGTTCACTGTTTGCTGGCTTATTTGAATATGACCCCGTTTCACTTGAACAATTGGAAGCTGATGTTAACGCTACATTGAATAGTTTGAGGGAAAAAGTTTCATCCTTCCAAAAAGAACAAGAGAGATTACAAGACTTAATCGAAAAGAATCCTAACGACATAAGGGTTAAGAGTTGGCAAAGCTCTCTTAATACTATGGTTCAGAATGAGAGTGACGCTTCAAAAGCTATTGAAGATATTCAGAAAAGGTTAAGCGATACTATCAAGAAAGCTGCATTGGATGATTTCAAGAACTTCCAGTCTATTGCAGACAAGTACGCTGAAATGGAGGATAAGATAGCAGAGGTCGAAAGAAAACGTTTGGAAGACCAAGCTTCTATCTCCAATAGAGTTACTGAGGCAACTTCTGATTTGGCAAAGCTGGAATTGCAGTTGTCTGTGACCGAAAGCCCCAATGTAAGAGCAGAGATAGAAAGTGAGATTGAAGAGATACAGAACTTCATAAACGAGAAAGCTCCAAAACTCTCTCTTGCTGTTGATACTGGTGCGGAACAAGAAAAGACTAAGATAGCTTTTGAGGAATGGAAGAATACCTCTAATGCTTGGGAGAAATCATTCCAAGACTTGAATGCAATCAGCACTGTGTCGTTAAACAATATGATTGACGAGATAGAGAGGTTTGCGGTAGCTAATAGAGCCAACATGCCAATTAATGAATACAAAGAGTTAATGGCACGTATTAAGGCTTTAAAGACGGAAGTAAATTCTCGTAATCCTTTTGCTTTACTTGCAGACCAAGTTGAGAATTTGAAGGATAACTTTAAAGGACTTGACGGTTCATTTGAAAGTACTGTTGAATATGTAAGTCAGTTGGGTATGTCCGTTAGTTCCATAGGAAACATCTTTGAGCAGATGGGATTTTCCGAGGGAGTTTCTGATACTATATCTACTATTGGTGAAACTATACAAGGTGCTTCACAAGCTGCACAAGGAATTGCTCAAATAGCAGGAGGAGATATATTAGGTGGAACAATCAACACATTAGGAGGTATCTGGCAAGGAGTATCAGCCATATTCAATGCCGGAAACAAGAAAATCACAAGAGAGGTTGAAAAGAGCGAGAGAAGAGTTAAGCAATTAGAGAACGCTTATAAGAATCTTGAACGTGCCGTTGATAAGTCGATGGGTAAAGCTGAAATTTCAGCGCAGAAGGCAGCTATTGCAAATCAGAAGGCACAGCTTGCAGAAGTTCAACGTCAGCTTCAACTTGAAAAGAGCCGGAAGAAGAAGAACCAAGACAAAGACAAAATCATAGACTTGGAGGGTCAAGTTATAGACTTGCAAAATGCGATTGATGATGCTACTACCGAAATAGTAAATAACTTACTTGGTACAGATGTGAAGTCTGCCGCAGAAAGCTTTGCCGATTCTTGGATTTCAGCTTGGAAGGAAGGAACTGATACAATGGCAAACTTAGAAGAGAGCTTCGATGATTTAATAACAAATATGATTGTCAAGTCGCTTGCTTCTACGATTGTCGGAGAACGGTTAAAGAGCATGTTTGCTATGGTTAAGAGATTTACCGAAGAAAACTCTGCTGGCGGTGTAGGTATCACCACCGAAGAAGCCAAACAGATAGCTGACTTGGGTAAAGAGCTAATTCCTTTGATAAACGAGGACTTAAAAAACTTGATGGGACAACTTGGTATTGAGTTTGGTAGTGGAGTGAAAGACGCAGCCCTTTCTTCGTTGCAGAAAGGAGTGCAATCCGTGAGTGAAGAAACTGCTGGGGCTATTGAAGCTTATTTAAATATGGTTAGTGGGCAAGTGTTCCAACAAACTACTATTCTGCAAGGTATATGGGATATGACTAATGTCAATGCAGGAACGATGTCGCAGATGTTACTTCAAATGAGAAGTAGTTATCAGATACTTCAAGCCATTCAAGTTTGGACGGTAAATATTTCTACTGCCGCAGGAAATGGTGTAAATGTTAGGATATTACCCGATTAATTAGTATATTTGTAGTGAGGGAGATAGATAAAGGTCGCTCCTTTGTTGAAAGTGGTTACGGTGCACTTCTCCCTCACTATTATTAATACCGTATAAACATCGTAATTATGAATATTGTATTATCAAAAGAAAGTTCAGAAGAGCAAATTAAAGCGTATTTTAACGCAATATTGGAATTGTCTAAGAAGCAGGAAGAGTTTCCAATTAACTTAGATGAAGTGTGGATGCTGGTTTATCCAAGAAAAGACCATGCTGTTAGAGAATTGACAGAAGGCGGTCAGTTTATTAAAGACATTGATTATCAAGTTTTCCTCAAAAATGGGGGAAACCCAAACGGAGGAAGACCTACCCATGAATATAAGTTGTCAGTGTCTTGCATGGAGTTCTTTATAGCAAGAAAGATTAGACCAGTTTTTGAAGTCTATCGGCAAATATTCCATAAAGCTACCGAATTAGATTTTAAGTTACCTAATTTCAACAATCCGGCAGAAGCCGCAAGAGCTTGGGCTTTAGAATATGAAGCTAAACAGCAAGCACAACTTGAAGCTAAAGAGGCACAAGACAATGTTAGACGTTTGGTGCATGATTCTAAAACTTATACTGCTGGCGAGATTGCAAAGGAAGTTGGTTTGAGGTCTGCAATAGAACTTAACAATCGGTTAGCTAAGATGGAAGTTCAATTTAAGCAAAACGGTACATGGCTATTATATGCCAAGTATGCCGACTTAGGTTATACTTCAGTGAAGCAAACCGTATTAGATAACGGACGTATTATCTATGATAGAAGATGGACGGGTGCCGGACGAGATTTTATTGTCTCTCTGTTTAAAGAGGATGAATAATTTGGATAGTGTTCGACAACTATGCCGAGGGTGTTAAAAAGTTTACGCCCTAAAAGAATTAGAACGATTTATTATCGTACTAAATTCCGATATTGATTATCGGTGTATTATATGGTTCGTCTTTATGACGAAGGTAATTCTAAAACTAAAAACATGGAGCATAACTTACTATACTTTTACAAGAACTCTTTGTTACGGGACTTGTGCAGCGAGTACAATAAGGAGTGGAAAGCCTGCAAGGAAGATAGAGAGAAGCTTATGCAGCTTGCCTTGCAGCAACAGAGTATTCCATATATGGCAACTTCAATGTATGAAGGCTGGGGAATGTCCGTTGACTTTTTAAAAAGAGAGTTTGCTGACTATATAAACGGGAAACACACTTTTAATGATGTTGATGGAGTGGATGGTTATACTTACTCTATGTGGGTAGATAATCACGATTATATAACCTTAAAAGAGGACGTTTCTCACTTCGTCCAATGTGATAGCCGCATATCGGTACAAGAAACTAAATGCCCAACTATATATATATCCAATAAGTCTAATGTTCACTTGGAATTGGACGGATTTAACACCATACGTATTTATCTGTTTGATGAAAGTGTTTTAACTATTGACTATGTAGACGTACACAGTAATGTTGTAGTCTATATGTATTCTCCCAAATGTGAAGTAAAGGTTTTAGAGAATGATGGTAAAGTAAAGATGTTCACTAAAGATTTAAGACTGTAGTTATGTTAGGAGCAAATATATATTTCGTAAAAGCTGGTATCGAAGACTATACCGACTTCACAGTTAAATGGAAAGGTCTTCGTATATTAAAGATGGACGGCTTTCTTGCACAAGGAGAACCCAAGAATATCTATACGGCTTCTTGGATTAACAGCAACAAGGAGGATGTCTTTGTACCGGATAAAGTGTGCTACAAAAATCCCGATGTAGAGATTTCGTTTATCATAGACGATTTCCACGATAGAACGGTTGATGTTCGTACGGTTCACAAGAACTTCATTAGTTATATGACAAGTCATCAAGTGACTATCAAATCTGAATATGCTGGTGCAGAGAGCAAGTTTGTATGTTTGGATTCTTACGAACCTACAACTATAATAGTTAATCGCCCTACTGGTCGGAACTATATTATGGGTACTTTGAAGATGCACCGTGTAGACGAGAATACTTATCTTTAATCGTTAAAAATACCATCCTATGAAACAGATTAAATCACTTTCCGACAAGAGGCTTATCATTGAATGTACAGTAAATAGTAAGCCAGCCTATTTCTTGATAGATACGGGAGCAAGTGTTGCTTTAATTGCAGAGGACAAAGTTAAGAAGTACGGACTTCTCAAAGGACGTAGGTTTCCCGGTACGATAGTTGGTGCCGGAGGAGAAATGAATGATGTTTACTACTGTAATACTTTTGCGAATTTTGAAGGGAAAGACATCTCTCAATTTCTTATTGCCGATATATCTGGAGTGCGTTCAAGTATCAAGAGGGAGACGGGACTTGAAATACTTGGAATAATTTCCTTGCCCCAAATGAAGTTTGTTGGGATTCAGATAGATGCTAATGACAACTTAATAATATTAGAATAAAATGGAAAAGTTAAGAAAGATTTTAATGGATGATGCTTTGGCTGAAAAGTTTTACGACTCTAAACTAGGGGGGGGTAATAAACCATTACCTCAATGGCTACAAGACATATTTCTTGCCCCTTCTGCAAATAAATATGCTGATACTCCATATACGAAGGATAGTCCAGAAATTAAAGAATTATTAGATAATGGTATTGACATTACCGGAAAGACAAATGAAGAAATAACACTTTCATTGTTGAATACTCCTTCTGCTTATTACAATATTATTATAGCATACGAAAGCTCTGACATTGAAGGTACAGATTATGTTTTACAAGTAATTTCATCTACTACTAAAATGCCAATACAGATAATATTAATAATTAATGAATCTGGCAATGTAAAATATCGCTCTTCAACTACTATATCTTGAAAACTTATTTTAATAAAAAAAGCACCTACTTCGCAGCAGATGCTTTAAAAATGAATAAAAAAATCATGTAACCTATCAAGTTAAGTTCTATATCTATTGCAAATATACGAAAACTTATTGATATGAGCAAGATTTATAATGGGTCTAACATTCTAACTGTTATGGAAGCTCCTTTTTTATCAACATTTACCCCATTTACTCCAAATCTAACCCATATTCCTAATACTGGTTGAATATTATTAGTAGTAGTATAAGAAGGTAAATTATTTAAGAGTGTAGATAAAGCAGTTCTTGTTCCTCCCGTATAGCTCTCTCTTGCTGTTATTCTATAAGTTCCAGCACTTGCAACAGATGTTACAGCAGTCCATGTCCCATTTTTCATCATTTCAATAGAGCCAGCTTGATTAATATAAACAGTTTCTAATCCTAAATATACATTAGAAGCATTTAATAATTTTCCAGTAGAGTTATAAGAAAAATCAAATATTACAGTCATACCACAAGAATAACTATTCTTAGGTTTAGTCCAAGTACTTATTCCACCTTCATTCAATGCAAAATTTCTATTTCCTGCATCGATATTATAATACATTACATATCCACCAGTAACTTTTACATTATAAGCTTCGGAAGCATTTTTTATATTAATAGTAATTTTCTCTCCTTCTGGCATACAAAAAGCTCTTCCTCCTCCTAAGAAACGGAAGTATTTGCCTGCTGGGTCAGTAGTTACATAAGTTAGATTATAGCCTATGAATGGAATAGCATCTAATGTTTTTACATTCTTATCAATAGCTGATTTTATATACTGTTTTACTCTATCTGATAATGATAGATTAATAATCATTTTAGAAATATCAGCAGAAGAACTTAAAGAGGTAATAGCTTTCTCATGTGAAGCATATTGAACAATATAACCTCCGTTTTCATGTGGAAAATATATTGCTAATCCAAATCTCCAATTACCATTTGAAATTGGCATTCCACTTATTATAGTAAGTTGATTTAATGGGATTTCTATTCCCGAAGTATCTCCAATACCTTCCCAAGAACTATCTCCAAATTTAGCATTAAATGTATAGGTAGGCAAACTATTTATTTCATCACTATAAATAGTTATATTTTTAAATCCAGAAGCAGGAGCTTTTGCTGAATGATTATATCCAAAATTAGTAGGATAGTCTTCATTTAAAAAGTCAGTTGCTCTATAATATTCATTAGGTTTTGTATATCCCCATTTTCCAGTAGTAGGTATTGAACTTACCATTTCTGTTACTAAAGCTGAAACTTCATAACAAGACAATCCATAATTTGTAGATTTTCTTTCTAATGGAGTTAACTCGCTAAATTTAGCATATCTAACTGGCTTGTACTTTGCAAATTTATTAATAGAATCTGCTTTACATAATGTTCCTAAATCGGTACTTGAATAACCTATTGCTGCTGGTATATCTACTCCAATATTTAATGGAGCTATTAATCTTCCACTATTAACTGACATAGTTACCTCCTTTCGCAACTACTGCACCAAGCACAACCACACACAAAGAGCGACAATCGAAAGATTCTACATTCAAGTCCCCTTCAATTATCGCTGCTTCACTAACATTAAAATGTTCTTCTAACTGTTCAAGTGAGGTACTAAAAATCCCCCCCCCCCAGTTATATTGTTGGTAACCAACAAGTTACCTTTAATTAATAAATCTACTTTTTTTTTCATATCTACTATTATTATCTATCATAAACTCTTGTATAGAATGAACCTACCATTGAGCTACTTTCTGCCTTTCCGGGAAGGTTCTAAAAATATAGTTGTTGATGTTTACTAATTGCACCTGTAATTAAGTTCAAACCTTATAATCCTATTTTGATTGTAACCGTTGATTTTTGCTTCTGCATAGAACACGTTTGTGCGAGTGTTATATGACGAATAATTGTTTCCAATCATTCTTGTTTTAAAATACAAAGTCACCGAGCCATTTGCAGGTATGTCTACGGAATAGACCTGCTGTTTGTTAGAATTGTACATCTTCAAATCTTCGTTGTATGTCTCGGTTTCTGGATTTCCGTTAACATCATATCCGTGGAAGGTGAAATCTGTCACATTGACGGTAACTTTCGTACTACGACTGTTTGAACATGTAGTCTTCCAATACTCCGAATAATCTCCGTTATAAGATACGACAAAAGGCGTAGTCATGTAATAATCTTCCGTCTGGTACGCTCCGTTGAGTTCGTTTGACATGTATTGGTCTTTGAACGTGATTCCGCTACCGATTTCTGTGTAATTTACTACCGCCGAATTGGTCTTTCCCGTGTAGTTTGGAACCGAATAGCATTGTATTACGGTAGGAAATGTGGATAACGAAGGATAGTTTTCGGTCGTTAGGAACTGCTCAATCGTAAAACTCGATTTTCCTACGCTTTTGGGATTTAGTACACATGCCAATAACTGGCTATCGCCTATCACATCAGCTACCGTTTTCTTGCTTGTAAGTATTTTGTTGCCGTCAATCCGCAAGCCAAGCCGCATTTTCATCAATAACGGCAAATCTTTAGCATTAAGATTGTATTGCCCGTACCTTTCCCATAGCAACGCACCAATGTACAAATCACCAGTTTCAGAATTGCAGTCATATTTCGGATTGAGATTTCCGGAAATTATAAATTCCGATACATGGTTATACTTATCAAAGTCGGTCAACCGATACGGTTCTGAATCTCCGCCTCTTGGGGCTGCGTGGCTCCATGGCGTATTAATCACGCTGTCAAGCGAGGAAGAGGAAGGTATGTGTAATCCATATTGTGCTTCATTGAATTCGCTTTCATAAAGTTCATTGAACATCGGCACTCTTACCGGTTTGTACTTCGCCCACATATTAATCTTCTCGCTCTTGCACAGTGTACCCAAGTCATAGCTTGAAACGCCTAAAACAGTACGCACATCTTCTATGCTTACTGGTGCTGTAATCTTTCCTCCGCTATTTGACATATCGCAAGTATTTAGTTCTAAGAGAACTTGGTAACTTGCATTTGTGGATAATTATGTTTACCTTTGTGTATGCAGCGAGTAGAACGGCATATAGCAATAGGCAACAAGCGGTTGGATGAACTTTGCTTCCTATCCAAGAACTTGTACAACTACGTAAACTATCTTATTAGACAAGAGTTTACGCAGAACAAGAAGTTTTTGTCCGAATATGAAGTTACCACCATGCTCGCTAAAGATAAACAAGCGGACTATATAGCCTTACCTTCACAGACAAGCCAGCAGATTATAAAGATACTTTTCAAGAACTGGAAGGCATTCTTTAAACTCTGCAAGGTGAAGGATAAACTGAAAGCCCGTCCCAAACTTCCCAAGTACAAGCATAAAACGAGAGGACGCAACATTGTGGTATTTACCAACCAGCAGTGTAAATTGAAGGACGGATATATCCATTTCCCGAAACGTGCCGGGATAGAACCAATAAGAACCAAAGTAGATAACTTGTGCCAAGTGAGGATAATCCCACAGTGCAGTTGCCACATAATAGAAGTAGTTTATGAAAAAGAGAAAGAAGAAGCCACCGAATTAGACGATACAGCTTATCTAAGTATTGACTTAGGACTTGACAATCTTGCCACATCATTTGACCCACAACGCAAACGTTGTTTTGTCATTAACGGCAGACCGCTAAAGTCCATGAACCAATTCTTTAATAAGCGTAGGGCTTTCCTAATGAGTTTGATAGGTAGTCGGGGAATGAGTAGACGTATCGGACGATTAACTCTAAAGAGAAACTGTAAAGTACACGACTATATGCACAAAGCTTCAAGATTCATAGTCAACTATTGCAAGGATAACCACATTGGGAATATTGTGATAGGAAACAACAAGGATTGGAAGCAGAACTGTAATATGGGAAAGGTGAACAATCAGAACTTTGTGAGCATTCCTTTTGAGAAGCTAATTTCCATGATACAGTACAAGTGCGAGGAAGTCGGGATTAAGGTTATAGTCACGGAAGAGAGCTATACTTCCAAGACCGACCACTATTCAGACGAAGCCATGTGCCACCACAATAACTATATGGGAAAGCGCATAAAGAGAGGTCTATTCCGTAGCGCATCGGGCAAACTGATAAACGCTGACCTAAACGGAGCAATAGGAATTTTAAGAAAAGTAGTCGGTGAACGCCTCTGGCAAATAGCCGATAGAGGTGTAGTGGGGACACCATCAAGAATACAATTTATGTAGACTTGTAAATAAATGCCATCTTTGTGTAAAAGTTTAAGTTACAATGTATTATATAGAATGATATGAAAAATAAAGTGAGAGTTGTTAACGGCTTAAATGCTGCTACGGGTAGCTCAAAGCCATGTTTTTTACTAAGTTCTCTTAGAACTAAATAGTTTATTTATGCCAATATCAAGTGGAAAAATCGTAGCACCCGTCAGTATTGATGATGTCCGCACAGCATTGGGTGTATCAAGTTATGATTTAGGTTATTTGTGCAAGAATACTCATGGTAAAACAAATATGTGGGCAAAGTATAAGCCCGTAATATACCCATCAGAAAATATCAATCTTACAAACTCAAATTGGTGGAAAAGTAGTAATGGGAATTGTGGTATTGATACAAGCGGTGCGCAGGCTGGTACTTATAAGGATATAGTAAGTAAAATGACCTCTGACGGTTCAAATGGATATAAGTATTCACCGCCACAAGGAGGAAGCAATGCACCTTTCCGGCTTCTTGACTTTGAAGGGTATATGCCGGAAGCAATGGCGCCAATTCACTCGTTTACAGTTCCAAAGCAAGTAGATAATCTAAGTGGCAGCACCTTTTTTGCCACAGTAGCTTATAATCCATCATCTTCAACGGGAGAAAGTCTATCGTTAAGTGATATAGGTGGATTGGTATGGCAGGGTGTGACTTATACATTAGGGGATATGTACTTTGGTGTATATATGGTTCAGAAAGGAGGAACAAGGTCGCAACGACTGACTGCTGACAGTCCGGGGACAATGCTGGTACAAGTACCAGTTGGAGGATTGCCAGTTAACACATATAATGTCTATCCCTTCTTGTCTACTGTAAAGCTTGGCATACTGGACGCAGATAAGGCTGCTGGCTATTTCACTTTGCCTAATACTAAGGTTGCCGAGATACAAGTAGTAAGTACCACATATAATATCATCATCAATGCTGGTATTGGAATGATTGCAACTGCATTGACCGTGACTGTTCAAGTCAAGAACCCGACAAGTTCAAGCAAGACCTTTACTAATAATTGGCTGTGGGTTCGCTTCGCTAAACATGACTTGTTTGACCCACAGATGGTTGGTGAAACAAAATTAAAGTTAGGAACATTCACTGTGGCTGCTGGTGAAACATACACAGTTATCAGAAAGACATTTGATATAGAAGCAGACGAATCCTATAAAGTCTGGGTTACTCTTGATTCATCGAGATATACAGATTCCGTAGTACCTCTACGACCAATAACGTAACAATAGAAAAGGGGAACTTTCACAAGCTCCCCCTAACCTCTAAATAAACTATGTAATATGCAACAAATACTATTCTCCTACAAGAACTTCCTGCAAGTCCATGATGGTACTTACATTGAAGTCGTTGGAAGCGATGTACTTTCCGAAAGCGTCCTCACTCAACTTGTCATAGGTGAGTTCGTTCTCCTTGTCGCCCTCTTCTTTCATCAGCTTCTCAATGGTATTGTTGAAGTTCTGGAAATACTCATTGAGTTCCTTGCGCTCCTCAAAGGAATATTCAACTTCCTTCCCTTGTGACTGCATTTCCTGCCAATGTTGGGCTTTCTTCTGCATCTCTTCCATTTTATCGTCTTTCAGCTTCTCGTGTGTCAGCTTGACAAACTCCTCATAGCCTTCACTGATTGGCTTAATAGCACGTAATGCTTTAATAACTTTAAACTTGTCAGCATCCTCCATCTTAGTGAGTTTGCTGTCGTTCATTGTCTTATAAACGCTTACAATTTTAGATGTTTTCATTATTATATTGTTTTTAAAATGTTTCTATAAAAAGCATCTATTTTCACAAACCGATGCTCAAAATGAATAACTTACAAAGTTTTAATAAATAAAAGGCATGTTAATAGTATCTTTCCTTTTCCTCACTCCATACAAACTGATGGTCGCAATGCTTGCATTTAGAATTGACGCCACGAGGGAGGTCAATTTCTTTTCCGCAGTTGGGACATACAGCATTATAAGGAGGATAAACTTGGATAAAGTGTCGGTTAAACTTGGCAACTCCATCTTCTCCGGAATCTCCGAACTTATCCACATATATTTTGATAGCGTTGAGCAGGTCCTTTGCATCGGCTGCGTCAATGTCCTTGTATTTCTCTTTCAAGAACTTCGCCAATATCTTTCTTAGGTCTTCTGCATTGAAGTCAATGTCTTCAAGCTGCAAGGCAGTATCTTTGATATTCCTATCATGCTCTGCCCTAAGAAACCTTATAGTTTCTTTAATATCTGTCCGTTCAAGATAGTCTGTAACTTCCAAGCTGCATCTTTCACGGAACTTAGGTATTTGTTCTTCGGTTTTCTTTTCATACTCTTTCCCTCTGATAGTAACCATATAGGATTGTATCTCATTGATACCGATGGCTACCATCATGGAAAAAGAGAAGTCAAGAGGAGAGAGGTTATCTACCCCTCTTGATTTCATCAAGCTCTTTGTCTGCTCGTAATTAACCATTATTTCAATGCTTCTGCTTTGATGTCTTCAATTACAGAATCAATAAGGTCACAAGCCTCTACTTCGATTTCCTTTGAGCCGTTGTAGCTTCTATTAACTTGTCCCCCATCGGATTCAGAATAAGAGAAGTTGCCGTACTGTCCGGTAGTAGAGTTTACACTACCGTTGAATGAATCAATCAATGATTGTGAATTGATTGTAGCGTCACCTTCCAATGTGATAGTGCCATTTGTGTTAGACACATGATAGGAAAGTCGCTTGTTGGTAAAAGTTGTTCCAGCCATTTCGTTTTATATTTTAAGTTTAGACTTCACTACAAAAGTAGATAAAATCTGTGAAAGTTCCAAAAAACCTTCCTACTTTCACAAGCAAGAAGGGCATAAGAATATTAAAATCACTCTTAATGAAAAATTGAAAATCAATCTAAACTATCTTCACAGACGGTAGGCGCTTATATCCAAGCTTACACTTGAACAACTTGACGTTTCATCGAGCCACTACTTCTTAGGGAGCTTGCGCTCCGGTCGTCCATAGTTGGGTTCTCACCGTCCAATCCCCGATGCGCCATCGGTTGGGTTAATACTATTTTAAATCACTCTGCGTAGCTTGGTTATCGCTACATTAGCATTTATAAAAAGCTAAGTGCCTCTTTGTATATAAGTGCCATTTAGAATTTTATGGTACAAAACACATCATCATCGAAAATCTTACAAGTAAGTCCTTTGAACCTATCAACAAGACCTTTAAGAATATTCTTTTTCATTTCATCCAAGTCAGATACACTTTCTGAAAAATACTTTTGTGTGGGCAAGTCATGATTTTACCGACAAGAGATGATAGGTCTGCATCTACCTTACATTCAAATTGAGTAGCCTTTTGAGTAGTACCTTCTTTACCTTCAAGTTCGATACGCATCATAATGGCGTAGTTTGCAAGGTCAGTCAGCGTATCAGACACCGATTCATAATTAGGCTTCTCATTACTATTAAGCAATGAATTCAATCGGTTAAACTTATCTTCCATGCGAACAATGCCAGCTATATTGCCATGTTCTTTGATTGACTTGCCGAATGAATCGCCATAATCTTTGTTCTTGTTTTCGTAGAGCGTTGCCATTTCAGCAACTATCTCTTTAAATCTTTCTATCTTACTCATGTTGTTAGTTTAATTACCACCAAAATATTCCTCCCCAAATCGCGTAAAAAATGATTAGAGAGAAAAACCATAAAACGCTCATAAAGCCAGCTATAAAAGGATTGCCATAATCACTTATCTTACGTAGGCAGTATATGAATACTATGCCCATTACGACCGCAACAATGTTACTCCACGTTATCATTCTTCATTTCGTTTAAGGCTTCTCCTTCATCAACCTCTCTTTTAGGAATGGCAATTGATTGTTTAAATTCACCACCATTATCCTTAATCAGTATCTCAATCTTATTCATTGCCTCACGTTCGATGTTGTAGATTTGTTCCTTCAAATCTTTTACCTTTTCTTCATCAAGCGTTGTTTCAAGAGAAAGATAGCGGATAGTTTCGATATATTTCTGATAAAATTCGTTGCGAGAAATATCGGAAGGTGCAGGCATGAGCATGGTGTTGCTTTTTGCCAAGTACGAGAAGTACATACACATCACATTGGTAACTTGCAATGTATCTCCTCCAACGGCAAAGGCTGGCTCGGAAAGCGTATAAATCCATCGCTCTGTATGCTGCAATACCTTAACAATCTCTTCCGGCATTTCGTCAGCATGTTCCATCAGTTGAGAGAAGCTGAAACCTTGTACATTTCCATTCTTGTCCTTAACTTCTCCAAATTCTTTGTTTGCTTCGATGCACTCACAGAATGTTCTAAGCCACAGATAAGGATTAGAATAACCGCCACTTACTACATTGGTAAATACGTTTCTATGGAAGTTGGTAGACACAACTGAATAATCGTCAGTAACTGCAATAGAAATTCCTCTATCGTCCAGTCTGCAATACATGTGTCCTTTGGTCTTTGGCACGAATACATAGGAAGTACCTATGAGTTTTACAAGCTGTGCCTTGCTCATTTTTGAAATATCCATATATCACTTTGGGTTAGGCGTTTATATCCAAGCTTATACTTGAACAACTTGACGTTTCATCGAACCGCTACTTCTTAGGGAGCTTGTGCTCCGGTCGTCCATAGTTGGGTTCTCACCGTCCAATCCCCGATACGCCATCGGTTGGGTTAATACTATTTTTTAGGTGTAGCTTGGTTTTCGCTACATTGGCATTTGTTTATAAAAGCTAAGTAATACTTTATATATAAATGCTGTTATTTATTTTTCTTTTTTTCGTCCTCGTAAACTAAATACAATTTAGCTTTGACAGCTTCGTCAGATTTCAGAGAGTGGGCGTTTCTTATTCTCTTACTTTTAAGGAATGCAAGAGCTTCTTCCCGGTTACTGATGAATGGGTATATCCACTCCGGCAATGTCTCCTCCTCAACTTTGACATCTTCCATGATAGCTTCTTGACGTTCTTCCAACAACTCTTCCATTGCCATCTTGTTGGCTTCGTCCAAGTCCATGCTTTCAATGTCAGCTTCCACAAAGTCGGGAACTGGATAGCATTCAAGAATTTCTGTAAATGTCGCCAAGCAGAAATCTTTAACGACTTTGACATCTTCGTCCTTCTCTTTATTGTACCGACAAATTGCATAGTTTTCTGTTCCGTCAATCCGTCTTACAAGGCAAACTCCTTTGTTGAATTCGGAAACCTTGTCCCAAGTTTTTTTAGGAAGTGACGGAATTTGAAGCGTTGCGAGGCAATCGTCTAAGTAGTTCTTTTTCTCCATTGATTTTCTGTTTTAAGATGAAGCAAAGATATGCCAAATTTTGGAAAGTTCCAAAAAATAAGGGAGAGAATTCAATCCCTCCCCACAAGAAAATTAGAAATGTCACTTTCGCAAGCTAAAGAATAGGGTTTAAAATGCTGTTATATTATGAACCAAAAGTTTGTAGCACAAATGTAGCAATAAACTTTAGTTATTCAAAATATAAATCGGGATTTTCTACAGATTTTGTATCACCATTGCTTTTTGAAACCGGAGATATGTTGTTCAGAGAATACAGATTGATTGTCTGTATGTGGATATTGGTTAACTGAACCTTATCGCCATGTTTGGTTTCTTCCAGCTTGTTGTATATCTTCCCAGTAAGTTCAACTAAGTTGCCTACATTGAAGTTGTCGAGAATGTATCGTGTCATTGTTCCTTTTGCAAGGCATACATGATAATCTATCCTATCAGCTACCTTATAGCCTTTTTGGGTAGTAAAACCCTTTTCGCAAGTTTTGAGTTTCACCATTACCCCATAACTACCGACTTCTCTAATGTCAGTAATCCATCCTACAAGTATAGCCTTATTCATCTATATTAGACCATTCAGAAGTTTCCAACAGAGCTTCAACCATTTGATTGTCAAGAAGTGGATAGGGATAGACTATCGGTTCTCCTTCTTCTGATAATGGTTCAACTTGTGGTACAAGTTCATTATATATTTCCTCATGCAAAAGAGCTTTTGTTTCGTCTACATTCTTTCTTCTGACTTCCCAATCCTTGTCGAATTGTTTCAAGTCTTCTACGGGTATTTCAAGCCAATTCATTTTTACCTCCTTCCCAATAATTTTCAAGCTTTACTTTCTCCTCTTCAACCTCTTCGGGTGTAAGGGATTTATTATAGAGGGCAAAGTAGTAGATAGCTCCTTTCAATAATCTGCTGTCTTTTTCTCTTGCGATGCCTAAGGTCAGTGTATCAGTATCATTTGCAGTACCTACTGTTATTACACTACCGTTATAAGAATTTTTGGTTTGATATGAAACAGAATCTTTTAGATTCATATTCAAACCAGAAGTATATTCACTAAAAGAATATGTAGCATTATTAGCATATTCAAAAATAAATGCTCCATTGCCAGTAACTATGCTTTTTGAGGCAACAACGTTAGTATCATTCTCTATCACTCTTCTACATACCACCGTATAATCATCTAAAATAGGAAGCCCAGTACAGATTCCGTAATCATCCACTCCGTCGAATACTAGTGCACCCTCATAAGTCCCTTCTCCAAATCCGCTTTCTGATGTAAAGGCAAAGTTTCTCAAAACAATCTCGTTACCCTTCACCCCACGGATAGAAGAAGGCTTGTTATTATCGGATAGTCCGGACATAAACCACGCATCAACTAAAGAAGGATTTAATGGGTGCTTAACTCCTCCCCCTCCCTTAGTTGATGTATGGCTCATTAGTTTACCAACATTTACTAACATAGGCTATGAATTTACTTGAATGTCAGAACCCATGATATTGAGTTTACCCCCTACAACAGAAAGAGTACCATTGTAGACATAAAAGTATTCGACGCTACCAGCAGGCATATAGATAGCTGCTAAGACTGGTCTTTCGTGATTAGGGTCTTCAAACGGCATATTGAAGGTAGTATCTTCATAAGCTGCAAATCGGTAAAGTCCCTCTCCTAATTTGAGAGTTTGTCCTTGCTCCACATTATATGCAGTGTCTATAACTACTGCTTGCATGTGGTTATTGTTCTTATCTCTTGCTATTTCCATATTGTTGAATATTAATTGATTAAACCTTACGTAAAGATACAAATTTAGAAATTACCCCCCCCCATAATTAACTGAAATTAACTATTGTGTTCAACATATCCATTTTCTACACACCAACATAGCATTTCATAGGCTATTTCAAGTAGATTATTTCCCCTAATCAACTTCAATACATCGTTTACATCATCTTCATTTACATACTTGATACCACCAAATATGTTTATAAAGCATGAGAAACGAATTTGTTTTGATGGCATAGGCGTTATGAACTTTGGAAGTTTATCAATAACGTCCTGCAAAGTAAACACTCCACAATTCTCTCTACATGAATGGTCGTAGTCGCCAGTTTCTTTATGTCTAAACTTCACTGCCATCTTTTATTTTTTAAGTCTTGCTACAAAGTCCTCCAAGTACATAGTCTGATTAATACCATGTACTTCGTTAAAGATATCTGCTATCGTTTGCCTTGCTGCTTCAATAGCCTTTTTTTCGGTCACTTCAACTGCCAGTTTGCAGTCTTGAACGGTACTAATATGTTCCTTTTCAACCACTCTAAAAGATACACTCTCTTCATCTTTCCTCTGATATGGTAAACAGTATATATCATCACATTCTTTCTGATAAAAGAAACATTTTTTACAAGGGCAATCAAGCACATTTACCACTTCCAAGATTACTCCTTCATATTCAAATCTCTCACCTATTTTTTTTTCTTCAAACATATTAGTTCCTCCTTAATCATTGTAATAAAAATATCGCATACATCATAGCATAACTCTTTTAGTCGTTTACTTTTGACTTCATCATCCAATGAATCTTGTGAACCGTGATAGGTCTGGTTCAGCCTACAATATGAGAAAGATTCACTTTCTATGTTCACCATAGTATCGTCCCCATCAAGGAAGCAATCGGGAATATCAATCAGTATTTTCATATCATTTGGTTTTTAGTTCTTCACTTAATAACAAAGTATCTATTTTGGAATAAAGTCCTTTGTCTTTAAATTTACGTATTCTTTTAAAAAGATTACCAGTCAGACAGAATCGGTATGACTTACCTACAATATTTGGTATTTCTTCACGTTTAACCCGATTATCTTCACACATTGAGGCAAGCATATCGACCTGCTGTCTGGTGGCTACACAAGTACCCGACTTGTTTTTATCTATGGTAGTAACTACAAATTCTTCCAACCCTACTTCCTTTGCAGCCGGGAGAAGTCTTTTTAGATACTTCCTGCACATCTTCTGTAGCATAGGCTATTTGTCTGCTGATTTATAATCCCAGCCATTTAGTTCATAGCATCGCTTACGGACAACTTCTCTATCCCAATGCTCAAATATCTTAGTCCCTCCCATGCCGTCCTTTTCTCGCTCATATAAAGCCCACTCTCTTCCTCTTGGCTCATAGTAATACTTTGGTTGACTATTTGCCAAGTCCTTGTATTCTTGCTCAGTCATATCAATAGTCAAGTTTAGGCATTAGAAGAGCTTCGGATAGAGATAACTCTTTGTCGTAAAATGTAATCTTAATTCCTTTGCTATCATCTTTAGGGAAATGGAATCTTATGCCTTTTCTTGCATCCAAAGCATCGGCTATCAATTCAATGTTAAGTGGGTCAATAAGTACCTTTTCCATAAATCCCGGTCTGAATTGACTTATAACTTCGTTATAATTGGGATATTTCATGTCTACAGTTACAAACTTATACTTTATATCCCAATCGTCATATATAGCGTGAAAACCATCTTCTTCAATCTCAATAATAGTATGCTTGATGATTTCCTTAAAATTTTTTGCACTAATTAGTTTACCTTCCAGAAATTCCTTCTCTTCTTCGCTAAAATTGCAAATCTCATTTAGGCAGGCTTTGATTAATATCTTGCCGTTGCTGGCTATTGCATATCCATCTTTGAAATATATGCAATGCATTACTGGTCTAAGAAAGTCATTTGCACAAGCACAAGCTAAATGCAGCTTAATCCCTTTGTTGAAATTGTGTCTAATCTTCTTCATATCATTTGGTCTTTTAGTATTATAGCATCTACTTTGGAGTAGATACCTTTGTCTTTAAATTTACGTATTCTCTTGAAAATCTTTTGTTCATTGCACTTCCGGTATGACAGACCAAGTAAGTCGGGAATTTCCTCCCTTTTTATTCTATCATCCCCACATAGAGAAGCCAGCATATTGACTTGTTCTACTGTGGCTGTGCATCGTCCATTTTCGTTTTCGGTAATAGTTCTTTCGACAAATTCATCAAGACCGATATCTCTCGCTTTCCGGTACAACTTTTTCAGATACTTTCTGCAAAGCTGTTGTAGTTTATTATGGTAATTCATAATAGCTTCTTTATAATATCTCCATTATATGATTCTTTAGTTAATTCTATAAATTCATATATTGTAAATGAATCTTTTTCAATATCTATACCTTTATTGATACAGAATGACAACCTTCCTTGCTTGCACGAACCGGTTAGCACATGATGCCAATAAAATAATTCTTTAGCCGATACCTTTTTAGTAAAGTCTGGAAAATGCTTTTTAAAAGCTTCTATCCTTTCCTCCTCGGTTGAATCGTCATACAATTTTTCTTGAAGCGAAGCAAACGCATCGTGCAATGTTTCTCCATGAGCGAATTTCCCATTCTCTTTTGCAACAAATGTTTTAGTCAATGTAAAGTCATCGTTCAGTATATATCCTTTAGCTACATTGTCATGAATATGCTTGATAATTGTAGGAATATCATCAATGATATATACTTTGTCGCCATTGAATGTTTTAATTCCATCGCCATAGCCATCGCCAGAGCCAGAGCCATAGCCATCGCCAGAGCCAGAGCCATCGCCATAGCCATCGCCATAGCCAGAGCCAGAGCCATAG